TTTCGGGGTCGACGAGCCCGCTCATGGTAGGGTACCCCCGTCACAGTACCTTTTCAGCACCGAACGGCTGCTCCTGCCCGCTGTCGGGCGGGTGGAGCGCAGCTTCAACCATTGCAGGGTCATACACGAAGGTGAACTCCATGTCCTGCACAGGTACAGGCTTATTAACGTAGATGTCTACGACAGGCATTGTGATACGCTCCTCTCTCAGATGCTGCGGATGACCTTGGCCTTGGAGTATGTCGGATGGTCTTTGGTCATCATGTTCAGGAACTCGTCTTTGGTGAAGCCGGACAGACGGAAGATCTCTTCGGGCTTCATGCCCAGCTGCTTGCCGATCTCGTCCACGGTCTTGCCCTCGTCCATGAGCTTCTTCACGATGGCTTTCATGGGGTCGAGCAGGTGTGTGCCGCGGGCGCGGTTGTGGGTGATGGTGCCGTATACGTCGGCACTCTCGTCACCGTGATGGTCTACGACTACGACAGGCACCTTGCCGCCCAGCAGGGACAGCAGCGGTTCACGGCCTGATACTGTCCAGCGGTGGAATCCGTCAATGATGGTTCCGTCCGGGCGTACCACGATGGGCAGCGTCCAGCCGTTGGTCAGGATGGACTGCACCAGCAGCTTCAGGTTCTCCTCACTGACCTTGTTGGGGTTGTAGTCGTTGGCGTGGATGGTGTTGCGGTCTACCCACTGGAGGGATGCCAGCGGTGCGAATACGTCAATGTTTTCCATGGTTCTGCTCCTCCTTGATGCGGGCGTTGTGGTCGTTGTAGATGGTGGTCCAGAGGATGCGCAGGATACGCATCTTGGGATCTCCGTACAGCAGCCCCTCATACATGGTCTTGTAGTGCTTCTGTTCAGCGATACCATAGGTCTTTATGAACAGGCCTCGCCAGTGGTCGATGTGGGATAAGGTGTCCTTGGCGATGGTGTAGCGCTCCGGGTGCAGGAACAGAAGGTCTTTGCAGAGGGCTTTATAATCCTTCTGTTCGGTATCTGCTTCCAGCTCACGCCGCTTGCGGGTGCTGCGCCGGAACATCTCGGAATCCCAGTAAAGCAGAACGAGGTAGGCGTTTGGCTCTCGCCGCTGGATACGCTCCCACAGGTCGTTGTCGGTTTCTGCAACCCACCGTAGGCCTTGTGTGCTGGTATCTCCAAAGAAAGCGCAAAGCCGGAGTGCATTTTTATGCACACCAGCTTCGTACAAACGCATATAGATTTCAGGGAATTCAAGGTTTCGCTCTTTGATGTACAGCCAAACATCGGAATCGGCCCAATCGTAGATGGGATAGAACTTGCCGCCTTTTGTGATACGTTCCATCTTGGTGTTGGCGATGCACTTAAAGCGGGTCAGACTTTCTGCCGTGCGCAGGCCGACCAGCTGAATGCCGTCGCGGAACGCCTTTTCGCAGAACGTCTGGTAGTTCATCTCTCCAGGGTGGTGCAGGTATGGGCTGTACCTGATGGCAAAATCGGGCGGGGTACGCATCCACACATCTTCTTTGCCCGGCTCCCATGTTATCCACGATTCTGACGCGGAAAGGTGGTCTATCACGCACACCTGCTTGAACGGCAAGCAAAACCACAGGAATTTCGCGCCGACCGACAGGAAGTTGCGCCGCCAGCGGTGCGCTGCATCGACCATGGAGGGGTAAAGCCCTTCTTCGTCAATGAATGTCACCGTCAGCTGCTTGGGGTCGAGTTCGCCGGAGAGAATCATCTCATACACGAGGTTGGCCATGCACAGGCTGTCCTTGCCGGAGGAAAACGACAGATAGATTTTGCAGCCGTTTGCGAACACATTGCGGATACGGATTTTCGCCGCTTGCAGCACGTTCATGCTGCTTTCCACTACTTTCACAGGCATATCAGTTCACCACACTTCGGGCAACGGATGTACCTGCGCTGCTCCACGCCGCTGTCCGCCTCTGGAGCAGCTGTTTGCGGTTCAGAAGGTGTAGACACCTCCAGCACTGTGGAGGGCTGCTGCGGGGCAGCGGAGACGGTAGGAGCAGGCTGCGGGGCGGGAGCCACCGGGTAGGTCGGTGTTTCGGCATACGGAACGTGTTCCTCTGCCTGATGGCGGCTGATGGGTGCGATCTCGTTTTCCGGGAAATCGCCGTAGGAGCTGATTACTTCATCAGCTTCATCCGTGGTGCTGTTCAGCATTTCCAGCAGGTCAGCATCCCAGCCCGGAACGTCCACATCGCCGTCCAGTTCCTTGACCAGTTCTTCGATGGCATCCACATCGGTAAAGCCGAGTTCATAGACCTTGTTGTCGGCCATCATCAGCTTTTTCTTCTGCACATCGGTCAGCCCGACCATCACATAACAGTCGCAGGTTTCCCGACCCATGCGGAGCAGGGCTTCGTACAGACCGTTGCCGGCAATGATTTCGCCATCCTCGGCAACGACCAGCGGCTTCACCTGACCGAACATCTCAATGCTGCGGATGTACTCGGTGATTTGCTTGTCGGAGTGCCGGCGGATGTTGTGGGCAGGCTTATGCAGCTCTGCCAGCTTCTTTACCGTGATGTTCATCGTGCGGCCTCCTTCCTGTCAGAAACGAGGTCCAGAACGATGGAGAACAGGACGGCGGCTACGACAACGTAGATGCGGATCGTGCTCATCAGCTGCCAGATGCCCATAACGCCAAGAGGAATCAGGATCTGCCACGAGGCCACGGTGAGAACATCCAGTGCGAAGCCAAACTTCTTGCCGAAAACCAGATATTCGCAGTAGAGATAGGTAGACAGCGAGGAAATGGCGATGACCGTAATCAAGATAGCTTTCATTACGTTCAGCACCGGGCTGAAGCGCACCCACGTGAGCAGCGCAGCCAGCACCATGTAGATGCCAAACATCACGCCCGCCAGCACGAAGGCCTTTTTCATGTTGCCGCGCTTGGTGCCGTCCGTATTTTCATCGTTGTACTCAAACAGCGAATAATAATACGGACAAGCAAATGGGCCGGGCAGCAGAAGTAAGCCGTTGTACACGCCAGCCTTAATACCAGCGGCGTTTACACCGGGGTCGATGACGGCGAACGTGCCGCCAGTGTACACCAGAGCAGCAGCCACTACTACGGCCAACAGGCCATAAACGACCACCCATGAAAAGCCATCGGACAGCACGTTGCGAATCATGCCGTCTTTGAGCAACATAATCAGGAACGCCACACAGGTGACGTACACGATAATCATGCCGCCCTTGGTTCCAACGGGTGTATCGCCAAAGATCTCGTAGATGCCGCTCATCTGAGTCCACGTCTGAAACAGCGTCAGCAGACCGATGAAGTAGAACATCACCTTGCTCTGCATGATGCGCCGAATGGACGGAACACGGTCAGCGAACAAACCGAACGTGATACATGCCAGGGAATTGAACACTGCCCAGATGATTGCCGGAACTGCTCCGTATCGCAATGCAATGGTGCGGAAGTTCATCAAGCTGCCTACTCCTGCCCACGATGCAACGATGGAGCAGGCGTAGAAAATAGTGGGACTTGCCTTGAATTTCGCCTTGATTTTCTGATACATGGAAAAATCTCCTTCTTTGCGGCTGGACACGGCGAAATGTCCAGCTTGCAGCACCTCGGCTTTTCGGGGTGCTGCGGTAATGCCACACGCAAAGGAGAGCAGCGTGCGGCTCGGAATCCTCCTTTCAGGTATAAAAATAGCGGCACCCGCCATTTCTGGCAGGCACCGCTTGGCTTGATTCGGATTTTGCATCCTAATCATATCACCGGGAGCATCCGTTGTCATCTGAATCCATATCAAAGCGTTGCTGCTCGTTGCTGCTCGTTGGCTTTCGTTCTTCTTCGTTGCTGGTCGTTCTTGTTTATTGCACGGCATTACGCGCCGTGTGAAACCGTCCTACACCGTCCATCACCGTGTGAAACAATTTGCATTGACTTTTGATATTTTCAGTTTGAATTTAACTTTTGGCAGCCAAAATGTAAAACTCATTTCTATATTTGGCCGTATTTTATGATAATTTGAGGTTGAATTTGAGTTTTTCGGGCAAAAATAAAAAGCCCCGCAAATGCAGGGCTTATCGGTCAATGTGATTCGAGGTAGTTGTAGGCCATCCGGCTGACCCCGGCTTCTGTGTAACACTTTCCGAGTGCTCCGGCAACTTCTGCCCACGAGTAGCAGCGGACAAACCGCAGCCGGAAGATCAGATAAAGCCGGGCATCCATGATGCTCTTGCAGTACGCCTCGACCTTGGGCTTTTCTTCTGCTGCCTGTTCCTCCAACCAGCGGACACGTTCATCCATGTCAGCCAGTTCCACAGCCAGATCCGCCACCTTGTCCCGAACACCGGGCGTATGTGGCATACCCGTCAGCTGTGGGGAGGCAGGATTGATTTTCTGCCGAAGATTCTCCAAGGCTTCACGGTCTTTTTCGAGGGTCATCTGAATGTCATAATACTTGGACAATTCCTGTAATGTCACAGCCTACCTCCGTCATAATTCAGCTGCCGTTTTGCAACGGTGCTTCTGTTATTTTATCACATTTTGCCGTTGGAAGATAGACAGGAAACCCAGAAATTATGTGGTCCGCTCCAATTTTGCACAATCCCGGCACCTCATAGGTCTGACCGTTAGAATCGGTGCGCTGGATAGGCGGGTCGAGGGGTATGTAGTTCTCACAAGACAGGCAGCTCATTCTTCCACCCTCTCAATTTTCGGGAACGGCTCATGCCCCAGCGGAACAGGTTCGAAAGAACGGATTGTTGTGTGCGGCTTTTCCCGCTTGTCTTTCGGACTGTCCAGCCACTGCTGGTGCTCGATGGCGTGTACAAGGTCGATACACGTTCCCCATGAATCGTGCTGCCGTCCACGGTAGCCGCGCGGCTGGAAAGCCATTTTGTAGGCGGTCTCAAACAAATTTTTGATGTTGCTGCACCGCTTTTGAAGGTCTGTATCGTAAGTGTACTTTCCAGTGAGAGCTTTGACGCGGGGTATGCCATCATACGCCAGATCTTCGGCCAAATCATCGAACTGCCCCATGCGCAGTCTCATGTACTCGTCCACAGCCAGCCCGATGACGCGCAGCTGCTCTTCCGAAATCTCAATGCGGTACTTCATTTTCATTGTCCTTTTCCGTTTTTCTCATGCCCAAGAAATCACCCATCCCGTAGCTTCCATCCTTGCAGCTGTGAAATTCAAACTGTGTTGGCGCGTTTGGAGATTCAAACTGCGGGGTGATGCCAGAAGATTCGAGGACTGTATACATAGTGGCCGTGGCTGCCGTGTCCTTGTCGCCTGTTCCAGAGTGACAGAATTCTTTTCCGCAGAGGCGGCATTTATAGATTGCCATGTACATTTCCATCTGTTTGCTTACCTCCTTCGTATTCGCCGGACAGCACCAGAGCCATGGCCTCACAGATGATGGTTACCTTGACCCGTTCAAGGTTTTCCCATGACAGGTCTTTCGGCCTGTCCTTGCGCTGCCCGGCGGTCTTCTGCATCAGCATCTGACGCAGTTCCATGCAGGCCTCTTTGAGAGCCAGGTAGTTGGCTTTCAGCCCGCCCATCTGCATAAAGCTCCACATGGTATCCAGCATCGGATTTTCCCATGGTTCAGGCTTTACCATCGGCAACCTCCATTTCCTGCACATAGCACCAGCTTTGGGGCGGACGACGGAGTCTAAGGCCGTCTAGTCCATAGCAAAATGCGCAGTGTACATCTTTTTTCTTGCCAATTGCGCATTTCTTGCACCACAGTTCGTTTTCCTCGACAGCACGGTGAAAGCACATGATGTCTTTCGGCTGATTATAAATTTTCAAGTCGGAAATATGCCAGCCATATAAATTATGGAGTTCAGTCTGTGGCACCGCTGGGTTGTCCCACCCGGCATACTTTTTCACCTCATCGTAGGTAAGGCAGCACCCCGATACTTCATTTCGGATGCTAAATGGGCCCGGTGATGTAATAGTCGAAATGCGGTCACATATAAACTCGCCAATGACCATTCGAGTTTTGTCACGAACGCTATCCGGCAGGTACTTATCACACTTTATGAATTCAGGCTTTCCGTGGTGGATTTCGCCGCCCATCGTTTCTTCTCCATCCCTGAAAATGGTGATAAGATGCTGTGGGGCTTTCGTGCAGTAGATGTACACCTTGAACGGCGTTTCCAATTTTGGGCGGGTCTTACGTACCTCAACGGTTTTTTTGCCTCGCACAATGAGGTTGCACCATTCCGGCCTGATACTGATAAGAACGGCCTTGCTCATTTCACCACCTCCGGCGGTTCAGGCAGCGGCATCCAGTATGGATAGCAATCAGGCCTGTTTGCCGTAAAGTACCACGGAGACATAGAGGCCGTCCATAAGTCTTTGTGCCACACGAGCACTTTGCCATCATGGTCTGAATCTTCCTTTTTCGGTGGGTCGGTCTTGGTATCATGCCACTGCATCCGGCGCACGAAGTCAACTACCATCTGGCTGGCCTCTCGGAGTGCAGCGGCCGCAGCACTCTTGCCGTTGAAGCCGTGGTAATACTCGATTTTATCCAGCTCTGACAGGTCTGTTTCCGGGTCGATAAAGCGCAGTGCTTCTTCCAGTGTCATTTTGAACACCCCCTTTTCAGACAGATCCATGGATAACCGTTTCTGCGCGGGCTATGCGTGTAAACCATCGTTGCGCTGCGGCAGAAGTGGTACTCTGCACATCCCGCACAAAAATCCTTGCGGTTCTCGTAAAGCGTTTTGACTTCATAGTCTGGTGGGGCATCAGGGCTGACTCTCTTGGAGTACATAAGCATACTGTCCCAGTAGAACCTGACCTCGTCGGCCTCTTCCTGCCGGCTGATCTGCCCGGAAACATCGATTGCGACAAGCGCGATGGACAGCAGCACCGCGATGCCGATGCCGACCGGAATTACAATTGCCCAGTTCATTCTGTGTACCTCCGTGCGTCCTTGTTCCAGCGTAGCGTGATGGGGTTGCCGCACTTGCAGGGGATGGTGATCTCCAGCTCCATGATGTTGGTCTTGCCTTTGGCCACCAGCCCGCAGCAGCCGCAGGCGAACTCATAGGGGGCAAGCCCCCTCTCAAGCGAGATCGTAGCCCCGCAGCGGCAGCCTATGGACATCTGCGGAACGTGGAGGTATGTACCGAACTCCTTGCCGCAGCAGGGGCAGGTCAGGTGCAGAAGCCCACGTGCGCCGGGCTCCGGCGGGCGATTATTCTTTCTCACGGTCGGCTCCTTTCTCGGTCTGAAACCGAATCACTTCCCGGAACAGCAGCTCATTGTTGTGCTCCGATTCAGTCATAAAGTTGATGTACTCCCGGAACAGCTGGCGGTCATGCTGCTGCCGGCTGGTTTCGCCCAGCAGGGCACCGATAGCCACGCCCACGGCCAGCAGCGCAATGTTGATGAAGATCTGATCAGGCATTGTCATCACCCAGCACTTTCTCGATGAGGTCAAAGACCATTTCCCGGTCTTCGGTGGTCAGGAAGTCAGCCGCCATGATTTCAAACTTGAGGCGGTCAGCGTATTCTTTCAAATCGCCCATGGTTTACTCCTCTCCCAGCTGGGCAAGGATCTCGTTGCCCTTGTCCATCAGTTCATCCCGCCGTTTTTTCTGCTCAGCCTCCAGCTTTTTCATTTCCGCCTGATACTTTTTCAGAGTTCCCGGCCGGAAATGCTTGCTCTGCCCCATACGGATTTTTGCGGCAATTTTCTTGTGCCGTTCAACGGTCTGGCGCAGTTCAGTGTCCGTGGTCAGAATCTGATAGCGATGGTGACAGCCGGGGCAGGTGAAATACTGCACCATGTAATCGCCGCTCCATGTACTGCGGATGCCGGCTGTCTGGATGCTGAACGGTGTGCCGCAGCGGTCACACTTTACAAGGTCGGTCATTCGCCATACTCCTTTCTGCACAGCTGGAACGCATTGCAGTGGTCATCGCAAGTTTTGCAGCACTTGTCGCATTCAGGGTGAGCAGCTTTGCACTTATCACAGGGTGTGTCCGCTTTGCTGCCGGATCCATACACCGCAAAAAGCTGGTGGGTGCCGTCCTGCAAGGCCTTTTCGTCATCGGCCATTTCATAGCCGAGGGCGGTCAGCAGTTCATAGGTGCTGTCGAGGTCGTCATTTTTGCGGTGAACGAACTTGCTTGCACCTGTCGGCCCATTCCATTCCGTGCTCCAATAGCCCTCATGAATGCCGTCCGTTGCATCAAAGGCAACTGCCAAGAGAATCTTCTCCGGTTCGGTATCGTAAGCGTTGAACATTTTCAGGGCATCTTCCAGTTCCGTGTCTTCCCGAATCTGCTCATCCAGACCGATGCCGAGCAGCCGCAACACGTTTTCGTCATCCTCCATGTGCCGATATTCGGTCAGAATCGGGGTGGAATAAGCCAAGATTTCCGGCAGGTGCTTTCTGCACTCTGCTGGAGTTAAGTCCTTCACGAAGTCCCAGCGCAGCTCGTACATGAGCTTCGTAACAGCGGCAAACTGTTCTCTCGCAAGCTGCTCGGTGGCTCTTGCGGCCTCCCTCGCCGAGTTGCTGGCATCCTCGGCTTCCGTATCGCGAGGTTTGTACAGGTCAATCTGATTTTCACTGACCTTATAGACATAAGCGATCTTGTCGGCATCTTCCGGAATGACGACTTCCTTTTTTGTGCCCCACTTTCCGTACGCATTTACATGCTCATGCGTCTGGTAGGAGGCCTGCGAATCTTCCGTAGCGAATTTTTTCAGCTGCTCAACCCATTCGGCCTTTTGGTGCTGCCATTTTTGCTGCTCCAGCGCATCCTGCATGGCCCGGTTGAAGTTCTGCGTACCGAGGGTCTCCAATACCCGGTTTCGGGCTTCCAAGTCCTCGATTTTGTCCAGCTGGGCGAAATCGGACAGGGTGGCACCGCGCTTTTCGGCTTTCTTGAAGCTGTCGCGGTTCAGTTCCAGCAGCTTGATGCGCCGCCGGATAGTGGACTGGGAGAACCCCGACTTGTCGGAGATCTGCTCCACTGTCTGCCCGAAGTCCATCATCATCTGGAAGCCCTGCGCCTGTTCGTAGACGGTGAGGTCTGACCGCTGCATATTCTCAATCATCATGGTCTGCATCTGCTCCCGCTCGTCCATCTCCACGATGGCGCAGGGCAGTTCGTACAGTCCTGCCTGCTGCGCTGCTGCTGCCCGGCGGTGGCCGATGATGATGGTGTAGTCCTCACTGGACCACACAGCCTTGGGTGTCCATGCTGC